TGCGCGCGCGCCATGCGCTCCACGATCGGCGCGAAGCGGTCCGCCTCCTCGTTCAGCCGTGCCTGCGCGTCCGCCGCCTCCGAGGCTTCGTCTCCGAAGCTCGACAGGATCGGGATCAGCGCGGCGCCGGCAACGAGCACCGCCGTCAGCGGGTTCGCGAGCGCGGCCGTCTTCAGCGCGCCGAACGCCAGCGAGGCCCGAAGCGTGGCGCCCGCCATGCCGCCCATGAAAACGCCCGTCGTCGCCGCCGCCGCGCCCGTGGCCGTCAGTCCCGCGATCACCGGAGCGAGCCGGAGCGCACCGTAGGCGACGCCCGTCGCGATCAGCGCGTCGTCGAGGTCCCCGAACGTGGCCGAGAGCGCGCCGACCGCAGCGACCGCAACCCTCGCCGGAGTCGCGATCCCGAGCAGCGCCGTGCGCGCCGCCACCAACCCGCGAGCCGCCGAACCAACGCCCACCGCCGCGATCGACAGGGCGACGAGCCGCAGGCCTGCCGCCGCCGTGCGCGACGCGATCCCGACTTCCTCGGTCGGCGGGACGATGCCCGCGAGCACTTGGATGGCCTGCGTGCCGGTGTCGACGACCGCGCGCAGTCCGCCCGCGAGGCCGGTGTCTTCGTCGAGGCCCTCGTCCACCGCCGCGATCGCCGCAGCCTTCAGTCCGTCGAGCGAGCCGCCCAACGTGTCGATGCCGCGTCGGAACTCGTCCGTGCGCGCCGTGCCAGACTGGAGCTCCGACTCGACGAGCGCGAGGCTCGTGCCGAGGATCTCGCTGTTCGCCGCCAGTGCACCGAGCACCCGCTCCGTGCGGATGCCTTCAAGCCCGACCGATTCGAGGACGCTCGTGAGGTTCTGCGCCTCGGTCACACGTCCGAGGCCTTCGATGAACGCCTGGAACCCGGCCACTCGGTCCGCGCTGAACGCCGCGGCGAACTCGTCCGCCGACACTCCCGCGATCGACGCGAACTGTTCGAGCTTCGCCCCGCCCTGCGCCACGGCTTGGTCGATGGCCGAGAACGTGGCCCCCAGCACCGAGGAACCCGCTTCGGCGTCCTGACCCGCGTTCACGATCGCCGCCGCCAGTCCCGCGACCGTCGTCGACGCGAGCCGGTACGTCGCGAGCGAGGCGCCGACCGCCGTCGCCGTGTCGATGATCTCGCGCTCGGTCGCGCTCGTCTCGTTGCCCAGGCGCACGATCGAGGACGTGAGCGCGTCGATCTGCCCCGCCCCTTCACCCGACAGGTTCAGGAGCCGCGCGAGCGCGACGACCGCCTCCTCGCCGCCGATGTCCGACGAAGCGCGTTCGAACTCGCTGATCGTCTCCGTGAAGCGCGAGATGTCCGCGACGCCCGTGACGCCGACCTGACCCGCGGCGCCGGCCAGCTCGAGCAGTCGCGTGATCGGCGTTCGCAGCGTGACCGACGTCGACTTGAACCGCTCTTCGAGCTGGGCGAGTTCGGCGTCCGACAGGTCCGCCGTCTTCGCCACACCGACGAGTCCGCGCTCCACTTCGAGCAGCGTCCCGCCGATCTTCCGAGCAGCCTGGAGCCCGATGAGTGCGCCGACGAACCCGACGACCTGAGACTTGAGGCGCCCGACGTCGCTCGCGAGTTCGCGCGACGCGCCGGCCGCCTGCTGGCCCTCGTCCGCGAAATCCTCCGAAGCCGAAGCCGCAGCTCGCGCCGCGTCCGCGTACTCGCCCACCGCCGTCGAGGCGACGCCGACCTCCTCGCGGATCTCGCCGAACGTCGCGACGACCACGTCCGTCCGCTGCGAGAGGAAGTCGAGGTCGATCGCCGCGCCGGTCGTGAACTCCTGGATGACGGCCGCCGCGTCGCTCGCCGCCGTGGCCGTGTCTTCGAAGTTCAGCGAGAGCGCGCCGGTCGCCCGCTCGGCCTGCGCCACCTCAGCCGTGACGCCCGACGCCGACGTGCGGAACGCGTCGATCGCATCGGCCGCCCGGCCGGTGACCGTCTCGATCTCCCCGAACACGGACTCGACGTTCGCGCCAGTCTTCGCGAGTTCGTCGAGGCGCGCTTCGGCCTCGGGCACCTGAGTGCTTGAGATCCGCAGTTCAAGGTGTGCGAGGTCGGTCATGCTGCGCCACGCGCCACTCGACGTCGAGACGGCGAACCGCCATCGACTCGAGCGGAGTCAGTCGGACGTCCATGTTGGTCTGCCACGCCGAGAGTTCGGCGTTGCTGATCGGCTCGGCTCCGGTGCCGGGCCACTGAGCCAGATCGACGAACACGTCCCATGCTCGGAAGAGTTCGATCGGGCAGTGAGGCGCGAACGACTCGCCGCTCTTCGCGAAGTGCTCGCGGATGAACGCATCGGGGTCTCGTCCGAGCGAGCGCGCCGCCTGCCGCAGGTGCGCCGCCTTCGTCGCGCGCTTGCCGGATGCTGCGAGCCCGCCCGTCGGCGCGGACAGCGCGAACCGTCCGCGCGCGAACGCGACGAGTCCCGCGATCAGTTTCCCACGAAGCGCGCGCGGTCACTGACGGCGCGGTTGACCTGATCGAAGATCCACGGGAAACGCGCGAACAGTGCGACGTATGCCGCGTGAGTCGACGGCACAGGCTTCCCGTCGACGACGAGGTTGCCGGGTCCCTTGACGGCGTGCGCGACGAGTTCGCGGTCGAGTTCCTTGTCGCGCTCCAGGCTGAGCCCGCCACCCTCGGTGCGCATCCGTGCGCGCTCTTCGAGTGCGCGGTCGCGAAGGCGCGCGAAGTGCGGATCGTCGATGCCGCAGATGTCCAGGCCGTACGGCTGCCGCTGCCCGTCCGCTCCGAGAACTTCTTTGCCGTTCGCATCGGTGACGTAGAGGAAGTCGCGGCCGAACTTGAGGTGGAGGAACGTGCCGCGGGTCGAGCCCGCGACGGTGTCGAGTCTGTTGAGGTCCATGGTGCGGTCGGTCGGTTGGTGGAGACTGCGGCGCGCCGATGTCGCTTCGACGCGCCGCGTGTCGGGTCAGTGCATCACGCCGCGGCGTTCGAGACCTGAATCGTCAGGTTCGAGTTGCGCGTCGTGCTCGAAGGTGCGGCGAGCGCCGTCTTCAGTCCGCGGAACGGCATCGACACCGTGATCGGCCCTTCCTGCGGCGGGTCGATCTGTCCGCCCACGTACTTCACGCGCGGGATGACGACGTTGATGAACTGCGAAGCGGACGACGGGTCCTGGAGACGTTGCCAGATCGACGACTCGGTCTCGTTGACGAACTTGTTGTACTGGGTGGCGTTCTCGAAGTAGAAGTCCGCCGTCCCTTGCAAGTCCGCCTGACCTTCGAAGACGTCGGGCGAGAACTTCGAACCGATGACCGGGTTCAGCGTGCGGTTGCGCTGGAGCGTGAAGCTCATGCCCGTCATCACGGCGTTCAGCGCGGCCGCCTCGTACACGCGGCCGTCGAACGCCGCCATCGGCGATCGTCCCGACAGCGCGGCCGGAGAGACCGCACTGAGCGACGTGCCCGACATCGCAGCGGCGGACATGCCGAGGATGCTGATCGAGCCTCCGACGATGGCCTCGGGCTGGACCTGGAGTCCGAACTCGTTGATGACGCACCCGCGGAAGACTTCGTGTTGCACGATGTCGCCGAACACGCGCTCCATCGTGAACGGGTCGATGCCGGTCACGGCGTCCATGCGACGGCCGGTGAGCGCCATCGTCCGGCTCGCGGCGGACGCCTCGGTCACCATCGTCTGCGCGATGTCCTCGAAGTTGAGCGTCGTCGCGGACAGCGAGCCGTTGATTCGGAACTGGCCGTTGTTGCCGGCGTTCGAGAATCCGGACGTCGTGACGATGTCGCCGATGCGGAAGCCGTCGTTGATGAAAGAGCCGGACGATCGGATCAGGCCGCGCACGGTCGTCGAGACGACGGCGACCTCCATCGTGATCGAGCCGGTCGTCGGCGTCTCCCACGTTCCACCGAGCGCCAGTTCGATGAGGATGTCGTTGTCGATCAGCGACAGCTCGTAGCCCGGCGAGCCGACGACGCGGTTGAAGCCGTGTCGGACGTCGGTGCGGATGCCGTCCGCGTCGACTTCCTCCGACTCGAGCAGGTTCTTCTCCAGACCGACCTGACGCGAAGTGAGGCGCAGTTGGTGGAAGACGATGCGGATCGACTGCGAGACGTCGGCGGCTTCGGTCGTGATGACGTCGCCGGCGTCGAACACGGTCAGCGTCAGAGCCGACACGGCGGAGACGACCCACGTTCCGTTGTTCGGCGCGTCGGTGAAGCCGAGCGTCTGGACCTTCTGGCCGACGACGTAGCCGTCCGTGACGAACGATCCGGACGCGCGAGTGAATCCCGACGTGCCGGTGCCGGTCGCGGACGCGCCGACGTTGGTGAGTGCGGTCAGGCCCGCGGGCGAGGTGCCAGCGACGGCCTCCTTGACGATGCGCACCGAAGCGCGCGTTCCAGATGCGAGTGCCATGGGAGTTCAGATGGAGGCCAGGGTGTGGACCCGCCACAGGAGCGTGACGGCCTTGAAGTGCCAGCCGGGGTGGTTGGCGTCTGCGATCCAAGGTGCTCGGTCGCAGTGGTCGATGTGCACGCCGTCGTCGTTGACCGTGACGTTGCGCCCGGCCTCGAAGCGTTCGGCGATCGCGCGTGCGAGTGCGTCGCCCTCTTCGAGGAACTTCGCGCTCGGCCGGTAGACGGCGTAGATCAGTTGCCCGCTCGACTGGATGAGGCCCGAGGCGTTGCGGCTCTCGTTCAACGGCCGCAGCATCTCGCGCACCCAAAGCGTCGCGCGTGCGGATGCGCCGCTGTCGGCGGGCGGGCGGAACTCTTGGCCTTCGCGCGCGAGCGTCGTGCCCGGAACCGACATGAGCGGCAGGTCGAGCAGTTCGGCGCGGAAGATGCGGCGAAGGTCGGACTCGTCGACGAGCGTCACGTCGCACCTCCGCGTTCGGCTTCGGCCTTCGATGCGGCGATGGACGCGGCGAGCGAGCCGCGAAGCTCCGCGAACGTCGCGCCGTAGATGCCCTTCGGGCCGGGAGCCTGCGTGCTCCATCCGTCTTCGAGCGGCTGCGCGTAGGGCAGTGCGTTCGTGATGTGGATGGAGTCGCCCCAGCGCAGTTGCGCAAGCGGGCGCAGCGCGCGCGCCGTCTCGGACGCCGACATCGGCGCGCCCTGCGGTTGTTTCGCGGCGATCTCCGAGTCTCCGACCACGGGCGGCTCGACGGACAAGTCGGGGCCGTTCGCGCTGATGCGGTTCGACGCGCGGAACCGCCCAGTGTCCACCGGCGAGCGCGTGAGCACTCCGGTGAACGCCTGGAGTCCGAGCTTGCGCATGACGAGCGTGCCGGTCAGCCCGGTGCGCTTCGCGAAGCGCGTGATGTCGACGGCGAAGCTCATGACCGAAGCTGCACCTCGATCAGCGCGTCGGTGTCGCCACCGGGGTAGACGCGGAACGCGATCGCGCGGTACTCGCGGCTGCGGAACTGCACGGAGATGTGCACGTTCGCGGCCGGCGTGTAGACGAACGCGACGTCGTCGAGGTCCTTCGCGGCGAAGTAGGCCACGAAGTCCGTCGCGAGCACCGAGTCGCCGTTCACGAGCTTGTAGTCGACCGGCTGCGGCGGCGACATCCGCACCAAGGCCGTCGACGTCGACACCGACGTGAGACCCGTCGAGTCCGACACGGTGTGCACCGCACGCGTCATGCGCGCGAGTTCGTCCGTGAACAGGGCGAGGATCGCAGGCGCCAGCGTTCCGAAGACTGCGTCGAAGGTCATGGCTCACGACCTCCACAGCGGAACGACCCGCGAGCCAGTGGAAGCCTCGGACTCGATCGAGCCGAGCGGCGAGAGGATGGACAGGATCGACTGCGGGATGGCGTCTTCCTGCGCCTTCGAGTCGATCTTCGCGGACATCGGCCCGAGCTTCACTTCGGTGACTCCGAGGCCAAGCGCGGTCGGGCGCGCCGTCGTGTCGCGCGTGAGCAGCACGAGCG